AAAAGTATGGAATGTTGCCGTATATATTAGATTATCAGTTCAAGATGGAGATAAAGCAGAAAGTAATAGTGTTATCAATCAGAAAGAACTTTTAAATATGTATTTGGAACAAAATAAAGAACTTAATGTTAAAGAATATTATATTGATGACGGATTTTCTGGAACAACTTTTGATAGACCTGCTTTCAAGAAAATGATGAAAGATATAGAAAAAGAAATAGTAAATACAGTTATAGTAAAAGATTTATCTCGTTTTGGAAGAAACTATATTGAAGTTGGAAATAAGATAAATTCATTTATGAAAGATAATATAAGATTTATATCTGTTTGTGAAAAGATAGATAGTTATAAAGATAAAAAGTCAGTAGATGATATTATTTTTCCTTTAAAAAATATAATGAATGAAATGTATTGCAAAGATGTATCAGATAAATTGATAAAGACATTTGAGGTTATGAAAAAAGAGGGGAAATATATAGGAGGAATACCACCTTTTGGCTATATAAGAGATGAAAATAATAAACACAAACTAATAGTAGATGAGGCTTCAGCAAGTGTTGTAAGAAGAATATTTGATTTATGCGAATCTGGAATTGGTAATGTGTTAATTACTAAAGAATTAAATGAAAAAAATGTATTAACACCAAGCGAATATAACTGTAAGATTTTAAAAATCACATCATCAAGTAGTAAAGTTGCAAAACAATGGACAGCAAGTATTGTCGGAAAGATATTAGATAATAGAGTTTATTGTGGGGATTTAGTTCAAAACAAGACAAGAGGAATTAGTTATAAAGTACATAAGAGATTAAAAAACGATGAAGAAGATTACATTATAATTGAAAATGCACATGAACCAATTATAGAAAAAGAAAGATTTTTTAATATACAAAAAATAAGAAAAGATAGAAAGTTTAATTGGAACAGAAGAATAGAAAATATTTCTATATTTGACGGAATTGTATTTTGCAGTAATTGTAATAAGCCATTAGTAGCAACTATAAAAGAAAAAAGTATGATAAATGATACTGAAATTGAAAAATATGTATTGGAATGTAAAGAATGCAATAATCAAAATGATAAACCTTATGTAATAGATGTGGACAAGTTAAAAATATGTATTTTTAGAAGTATTAAATATCATATAGATTTACTAAATGGATTTGAAAATGCAAGATTATCTGTTAAAGAAAATAAAGAATATGCAGACAAAATAAAAGAGAATGTTGAGAATTTAAAAAATAAATTAGAAAGACTTGATAAAGAAAGAACAAAATATTTCACAAAATATAGAGATATGGAAATTGACGAGCAAGAATATATTGCTTTTATCAGAGAGAATGTTAAAGAGGAAGAAAATATAAAGGAACAAATTAAAAAAGAAAAAGCAAAGTTAATGGAGGCAAGATTAAGTTATAAGAATGTTGCTGAAAATAACTGGGTAGATACTTTAATGAAATATAAAAATCAAAGGAAGATTACAAAAGAAATGTTAAATGACTTAATAGAAAAAATTTATATCAATAATGATGGTAGAAAAATTAAATTAGTATTTAAGTATGAAGACGCTTTTAAATTAGCAATGGATTATTTGAAAATTGTAAAGGAAGGGGGAAATACTAATGCCTAGACAAAGTAAATATAATAAAGAAGAAAAAGATAATGTGAAAAGTTATCAATATAAAGCAGCAATATATATAAGATTATCAGTAGAAGATGGAGATAAAGAAGAAAGTAATAGTATAACAAATCAAAGAATGTTATTAAATCAATTTTTAAAAGATAATTCAGATATTGAAGTATATGATTATTATACAGATGATGGATTTTCTGGAACTACTTTTAATAGACCAGGATTTGAAAAATTGTTAGAAGACTTATATGAAAAGAAATTTAATACTGTTATTGTAAAAGATTTATCAAGATTAGGAAGAAACTATATTGAAGTTGGAAATTATATTGAAAAAGTATTTCCTTTATATAATATAAGATTTATTGCAGTTAATGACCAAATAGATAGCATAAAAAATCCTGAATCAGTTAATAGCATAATTGTACCTTTTAAAAATTTAATAAATGACGAATACTGTCGAGATATATCAAATAAAATAAAGGCAGTATTAAATGTAAAAATGAAAAAAGGAGAATATGTTGGAGCTTATGCACCTTATGGATATATCAAAGATCCAGATGATGTACATCATTTAATTATTGATGAAGATGCAGCAAAAGTCGTTAGAATGATATATGAACTTACTTTAAATGGATATGGAAGAACAGCAATAGCAAAAAAATTAAATGAATTAGGAATATTAAATCCAACAGGACATAGAGCAATAGATTTAAAAATGAAAACACCATTTAAGAATAATACCGATAAAGTTACATATTCTTGGTGTTCAACAACAATTAGAGATATTTTACGAAATCAAATGTATTGTGGAGATTTAGTTCAAAACAAAGGAAAACTAATTAGTTATAAAATACATAAAAGAGTATTAGTACCACAAGAAGAATGGATTATTGTAAAAGATACACATGATGCAATTATAGATAGAGATACATTTAATAAGGTACAAAAAGCAATACTAAACAGAGATACAAGAATGAATACAGATGGAAAAATATCCATATTTGCAGGACATATTAAATGTGGAGATTGCCAAAGGGCAATGAGTAAAAAGATACCAGGAAAATATAAAGGACAACCTAGAAATTATTATCATTATATGTGTTCTGCATATATGAGGTCTGGTGGAGAAATTTGTACAAAGCATAGTATAAAAAATGATGAATTAGAAAAAGCAGTTTTAGAAAGCGTAAAAGTTCAAATTGGACTTATAATAGATATGAAAAGAATAAAAGGACAAATAGATAGTAAAACATTTAATGATAATCGTAGAAGTTATTTGCTAGAAAATATCAATAAATGTGAAGAAACATTGAATATTAAAAGAAAGTTAAGAAAAGAGGCTTACGAGGATTGGAAATTAGGCATTATTACAGAAAAGGAATATAATGACTACACCCAAGAATACGGAAGGCAAATAAGGGAAAATGAAGCATATATTGAAGAAAACTATAAAGAATTACAGAATTTAGACAAAATGAGTACCTCTGGAGAATGGATTGAATATTTTGAAAAATATCAGAATGTAAATTCATTATCAAGAGAACTTATAGATGGACTAATAGATGATATATATGTTTATGAAGATAAGAAAATTAAAGTTAAGTTTAAATATGAAGATGAATACAATTATTTAATTCAATATATAAAAAGAAGAAAGGGAGATATACTTTAAAGAGAATTTATCTCTCTTTTTTCGGTAATTTTATAGAAAAAAATTAAATTTTATGATATAATTTGAAAAGTTTTAAGGAGGTTATATATTATAACCGCAAAAACTTAAAAAACTTATGTATGAACACTTACATAAGATTATGAAAAATACGAAAAACAAGAAAAAATGGCGAATAAAAGCCTCAAAACCCTTGATATTATAACTGTTTTAATGAAGAACGACAGGGTACGCGAATTTAAATGGTTAGATACGAGGAGTTGAGAGGAAAGTAGATATAATAACCCCAATTCACCAAAGCCAGAATTACCAATAGGCTGCGAGTACCCAAGTAGAAGGACTATATGTGTAAAAAGAATAGAAAATAAAGATGACTATATGGATTTACTATTAGATGCAGATCCATCAAAAGCTAGTATTGATAAGTATTTAAGTGATTCTGATGTTTATGGATTACAAGTGGATAAAAATATCGTTTCTTTAGCAGTAATTTTGCACATTGATAAAAATACATTAGA